ACCCGCTTCCTGGTTCTCCAGAGGCAAGCAACATCGATGCGGAATCCGGTGTTCCTGATTTTGCAAACGAGGCCATCTACCTAGGATTGGCGTGCCGTCTTGGTCCGAGTTTCGGGAAGGTCGTCTCCCCAGAAACAAAGATGTTCGCAGACATGGCCTATAGCAACATGGCCAACCAAGTCGCGATCCCAACGATGGAGCGTCAGCTGCCGATGACGATGCCTCGCGGCCAAGGCACCAAGCCATGGCGCAACTTCAACAACCCTTTCGTCAACAAGCCGCAAGACCCGTTGCTTGCTGGCTCTGACGGCGAAATCCAATTCGACTAGGAGAAATAAATGCCAACCATCAACCAACTCAACACCATCGACACCCCGAGCATCAGCGACCTTCTGCCGATTTATTCGCAGAGCAACGGCGACGCTCGAAAGATCTCGCTCGGCAACTTCCTGAATTTCCTCGCCAAGTCGTTTGCTTCGCCGGAATTTCAGACTCAGTTCAACACTCCTGGCGGCTCTGGCTTCAACATCCAAGTCAATGACTCTGGTCAGAACACTTGGTTGATCATCAATCCTGCAGCCGGTTACGCTGTTGGCGCAATCACTCTGCCTGCTGTCGGCAACGCCGTGGATGGCCAAGAGATCCTCGTGAATTGTTCCCAGCAAGTGGCCGCATTCACCGTCAATGGCAACGGAGCCATCGGCGTGCAAGGTGCACCAACGGCTCTGGGTGCAGAAGATTTCTTCCGCATGCGCTACCACGCAGACTCGAAGATCTGGTACCGCGTCGGCTAATTAATCAACAAAGGAGAACTCAACATGACCATCAAGTCCCCATTCATGCCCACCCGAGGCAAAAACCAAATCGTAACGGCTGGCGCTGCTTCTGCGTCTGTTTCTGTCAATGACAAGAACAAGTCCGTGCGGTTCGTCAATGCTGGCGCAAACATCTGCCATGTGCGCATCGGCACCGGCGCTCAGACCGCAACCACGGCTGACACTCCGATCCTGCCCAACACAGCTCTGGTTCTGCAAAAGCAAACCGATGACGACACCGTTGCGTACATCTCTGCTGCTGGCGCAACCCTGCACATCCAGACCGGCGAAGGCGGCTACGTCTAATTATGCAAATCCCCATCCTCAATGGAATCTACACGGATGGGGTGTCCGACTTCCGGACGTCCTACCCGCGCAACATGGTGCCCGTGCCAAAGCAGCAAGGCGTCTCGCAGGGATATTTGCGTCCGGCAGAAGGCATTGTTGAGAACGGCGTTGGACCTGGAATCGACAGAGGTGGCATCAATTGGAACGGGGTCTGCTACCGTGTGATGGGGAGCAGTCTGGTGAAAATCTCCAGCGAAGGCGAGGCGACAATCCTTGGCGATGTCGGCGGCTCGTCTTCTTCAGAGGTTACATTCGACTACTCTTTCGACCGGCTAGCAATCGCCAGCGCCGGAAGTCTGTTTTACTGGAACGGATCCTCCCTGTCGCGAGTCACGGACAGCGATCTCGGCACGGTCATCGACTTCTTGTGGGTTGATGGCTACTTCATGACGACGGACGGAACGAGCCTGATCGTCACGGAGCTCAACGATCCGTATTCTGTGAACCCGCTCAAGTACGGCAGTTCTGAAGCAGACCCAGACCCCATCAAAGGGCTGATCAAGCTCCGCAACGAGGTGTATGCGCTCAATCGGTACACCGTTGAGGTTTTCCAGAACGTCGGCGGCGACTACTTCCCATTCCAGCGCATCGAAGGAGCTCAACTCCAGCGTGGTGCTGTAGGGACGCACGCAGCCGCCATGTTCATGGAGAACATCGCATTCCTCGGTGGAGGTCGCAACGAGGCTCCGGCGATCTGGATTGGCAGCAACAGCTCCACATCCAAGTTGTCCACCCGCGAGATCGACCAGATCCTGATGCAATACGACGAGAGTTCTCTCGCGAGAGTCGTGATGGAAGTTCGCGTGTCCAAAGGGCACCAACTGCTGTATGTGCATCTGCCAGACCGTTGCTTGGTGTATGACGGGTCTGGTTCGCAGGTGGTCAATGAGCCGGTCTGGTTCGTGCTGGATTCCAGCCTTGTTGGCTATTCCACCTACAGAGCAAGGAACTTCGTGTGGGCTTACGACAAGTGGCTCTGCGGAGATCCGACGTCCAGCAAACACGGATACCTTGTCGACAACATCTCTTCCCATTACGGCGAAGTCAATGGTTGGGACTTTGGAACCGTCATAATGTACAACGAGGGTCGCGGCGCAATCTTCAACGAGTTGGAGCTTGTATGCCTGACCGGCAACGTTGAACTTGGTGTTGATCCGACGATCTGGACCTCGTACACCATAGACGGTCAGACCTGGAGTCAGGAAAGACCGCGAACCGCTGGAATGCAAGGCGAACGCCTCAAGCGCATCGCTTGGCTTCAGCAGGGTTTCATGCGCCATTGGCGTTGTCAGCGCTTCCGTGGCACCAGCCAGTCCCATCTGTCTGTGGCTCGCCTTGAAGCGACAATAGAGGCACTTAATGTCTAATGACGTCCTTGGTCTCACGCGGAACCAACTCGCTGAATTCCTTCCGAACCAGCGAGCGATCCGTGCATTCGAGCAGCTGCTGAAGCAGGTTGGTGAACTTCTTCCTTCCGACATCGCAACTCTGAACAGACTCATCCAAGAGTCTTCGATCGAAGCAGCTGGCGGATCCGTCAAGGCGCAGTCTGCTCTCGACACCTTGGCAGCAATCAGCAACTTGGTGCAGTTGGCAGCAACCAACCCTCCTCGCTGGCATGACAGAGCCGCGTCTTACGACTATTTGGACATCTCCGCCACGGCTCCGGTTGCAGCTCCGGCTGTTGGTCGGTTGAGTTGGAACGACACGGAAGGAACGCTTGACCTCGGGTTGAAGGGTGGCAATGTAACGCTCCAGATCGGCCAAGAGAATGTCTTGCTGGTGAAGAACGACGACACGGTCACACTGACGGACGGAATGGTTGTGTACGTGTCCGGAGCTAGCGGAGCCAACGTACTCGTCAAACGCGCACTGGCAAACTCCGACATCACGTCGGCAAGCACCATCGGCGTTGTGACAGAGAACATCGCGGTCAATGGCCAAGGTTTCGTCACGACATTCGGTGCCGTGCGAGGTCTGAACACCAATGCGTTCAATGAAGGCGACGTCCTTTACTTGTCTCCGACCGTTGCAGGCGAGCTGACCAACGTCAAGCCGGTTGCTCCGCAGCACCTTGTGACCATTGGCTTCTGCACCAAGAAGTCTGGCGGCAACGGCGAGGTGTTCGTGTCCGTGAACAATGGATACGAACTCGAAGAGTTGCATAACGTGTTGATCACGGCTCCCGTGCTGGCCGGCAGCACCATTCTTTACGATGCGACCAACGCAGTCTGGAAGAACGCAAGACTGACAGCTGGATCCAACATCACGATAACCAATGCAGATGGGTCTGTCACAATCGCTGCTTCTGGCGTTGTAACGTCGATCGGCGTCACCGCTCCGCTGACATCGACCGGAGGTGCTTCTCCGACACTTGGCATCACACAGTCTGGCGCGGCCTCCAACGGCTATTTGTCCAGCACGGACTGGTCGACTTTCAACGCCAAAGAACCGGCCATCGCTTCTGGCACCACAGCGCAGTATTGGCGCGGAGACAAGACCTGGCAGACACTCAACGCAACTGCTGTCGGCCTAGGCAACGTCACCAACGATGCCCAGCTGAAGCAGACCTCCAACCTGTCCGATCTTGCCAACGCAGCAACAGCCCGAACCAACCTTGGTCTTGGTTCGTCTGCCACGCTGAATGTGGACACGGACGGAACGCTCAGCGCCAACAGCGACACCCGCGTGCCTTCTCAGAAGGCTGTGAAGACGTACGTCGACAATGCCGTCACAGGTCTGTTGGACCTGAAAGGATCGATCGACTGCAGCACCAATCCGAACTACCCAGCAGCGTCCAAGGGAGATGCCTACTACGTCACGGTTGCAGGCAAAGTGGGCGGTGCGTCTGGCGTAAGCGTCGATGTAGGCGACATGATCGTCGCATCTGCAGACAACGCTGGCGGAACGCAAGCTGCCGTCGGATCATCTTGGTTCGTTCTTGAGCACAACCTGCAGGGTGCTCTGCTTGCGTCCAACAACCTTTCCGACCTGACCAACGCATCCACGGCTCGCACCAACCTCGGCGTAGCAATTGGAACCAATGTGCAAGCGTGGGACGCGGATCTGGACGCGATCGCTGCTCTTGCTGGTACAACCGGCTTCTTGAAAAAGACCGCAGCCAACACGTGGTCGCTTGACACAACCAGTTATTCTCCGCTGGCTGGCAGCAGCAGCATCGTCACAGTCGGAACGATCACCAGCGGCGCTTGGAATGGAACCACGATCGCCACTGGTTACGGCGGCACCGGACTGACTTCATTCACGTCCGGCAGCATCCTGTACGCATCCAGCACGAGTGCGCTCGGCAATAGCAGCCTGTACAGCAACGGCACCAACATCGGCCTGAACAACTCGTCGCCACTTGCTTGGTCGACAGGGAACGCATTCACGATTGGAACCAAAGCAGCGTTTGCCAACGACTCTAGCTACGGCTCGATTGTTGCCAGCAACGTGTACTACAATGCTGGCTGGAAAATTGCAACGACAGGTTCAATAGCTGGTGGTTTGCTTGCTGTTGGGAACTACGGTAGGCTGTATTTCTTTGGCACCTCGTCTGGCACCGCTGGAAACGCTGCGACACTGACGCAGTACCTGTTTATTGACGGATTCAATGGTGGCGCAACCACTTTTGGACCGACGAGTGGTTCCGCTCA